ATCTGCTTTGCTTGGCTCTGACTGTGGGTCAAAACTTTCATCTGCAACATGTACTGATACCATATCGTCGCCGTTGTTAAGTCCGCCTTTTTTAACTTTTACATTGTCTTTGCCGTACTTTGCTACAGCTTCTTCTGGTGACATACTAGTTTGCTTCCACTTCATATCACCTTCAGCAAACTGACCCATCATTTCTTCAAAGCCTTGCTCTAGTTCAATTTCTTCTTTTGTTTTTACTTCTTCGTCATCTTTGTCCCATGGTGCTTTTTTAAGACTAACTTTTTTCTTCTTCTCACCACGTGGAGTTTCATCTGCATCATAACGAGCGCGATCTTCTGCGCCTTCTGGTACACAGTTATTAACTCTTTTGCCACCCTTCATTTTAGTTTTAGGGTTACCAATCTTTTTACCATCCCAACATGCTGGACCGCCTGCTGGTGAACTTTTCTTTTCACCTAATAAATCTTCAGCAGTTATTTCTTCTGCTTTGTTTGCTTCGCTTACTAATTTGTAAATGTAGGGGAATACATCTGCAAGCTCTTCATTGAACTGTTTAATAGTAAGTTGATCAATCCAATTTTCAGCAACATCAGTAGGAACATCTTCAAGTACGGGGGTTTCAAATGCTTCAAATGTTTCTTTATAGTATGATGGCTTTTGTAATGATTCTAATGTTTTCTTAATTGTACCTACACGTTGTTTAACAACATCTACATACTCTGCTAGGCTTTCTGCCATTACTGCTGAACGGCCCATATAAGATTTAAACTTACGTAGTTTGTTCATTTCTTCTGACATACTTACAATATGCTTACCAAAATCATCATGCGGTACTCCGCCTTCTGATACGTGTCTTGCCATTGCTCTTGCACCAGTAAGGTGTTTGAAAGGATATTTAAATCTTTCACCTTCTGAGCTTTCAACATATATTGCACCAATTTTTCTTGTGCGTCCTGCGCTTGCTTCTTGATCAACACCTTCTGTATGTTTGATCATTAAACGTGCTCCATCAAAGTCTTGATAAGACTGTCTTGATGTGCCATATAATTTTGATTCGTTCATTCCGTTATCCCCGTCACGATTCTTTGCCAAAAATTTGTAATCTCTTTGATCTAAATTAGATTTTGTTATGTCTCTTGTGTCAAATTCTAGTGTTCGTTTTCTTGCAAACATGCGTAGTTCTTTTAAGAAATCGTACCAGCCTTTTTTTGCTATATCTGATTCAGTAGCAACTAAATCGCCACCGTATACTACTGCCACATTCTTTTCATCTAGACTTACACTAACTTTACCAATTGGACGACCTTCATTTACAAAGTCAAAATCAAAGTATCTACCTAGTTTAGGTTCGTTAGTTACGTTACCTTCAGCATCACCTATAGTAATACTTGGAAAGCGTCCACGTATCTTATTAAATAGTTCTTCTGCTGTTGTGTCTAAATTCTGCATAAATGTATTTATCAATAGTTACTGCTAATGAAGATAGGCATTGGTGCCTCATAATCTTCATCTTGTTCGGCTTGATTGAATGTATTATACACTCTTGGATCCCAGTCTTTTAGTACTGCCATCATTCTAATAGCAAGTAATGTAGCACTTACTAAATCATCTGTCATTCCTGACTTTGCTTGGAAACTTGAACCTGTTGCAACAAAGCCTTTTAGTTCTGATAATAAAGGTTTACTTATTATAGACATTTTATCGTTTTCTATCATAGTTTTAAGTCTACTACATGCAGTAATTTTTGTACCGTGTGTAGTATTAAATCCTTTACGGAACTTACGTACATGTCCTTTGCGTATAGGTTCACTTACAAATAGTCCGGGTATATTTTCTTCACCAAAGTCATTTATAACAATTAGTGCGGCTTCGCCTATACCATTGTTTTCTACACTCCAATATACATTAGTATCGGATTTAGTTTCAGTAGCAATGTAATTACATATATCACTTAATACTCTAACTTGTCCTGGAATGCCTGTTTGGTTATGTTGCCACTCTGCTACTTGCTCATAACTAGGTAATTCAAATACTTCAATTGCGGCATTATCGCCACCTGTTCCCATTGACGGATCTAATGCAACTGCATATGTAAACTCACTGCTTGGCTTTTTATACCAACGAGTTTGACCCATATTTAATATAGGATTTTTACCATCCATTGCGGCTAACTTAATACTGTTAATAAGTGTTTCATCAAAGACTAAGAATTCACAGCCGTATTCACGTCTAAACTTTTCTTCGCCTATACGTCCAATTTCTGCTTCTTTCCATTCTTCATCTCTATCTGGATGCTCCTGCCACTCTGCAACAAAACTATGAAATCCGTTTGATCCTAGTTCTTGTTCATTACCGTGTGCATCAAACTTTTCTTCAGCTTGTTTCCAAATAGTAGCAAACGTATCTTCATCACTGTTAGGTGTGCTAGTAATAATAGCACGACCACCTGTTGCTAGTGTAGGTGATATTGATGTCCAAAACTCTTCTGCGATGTTAGGTTGCACAAATGCAAACTCGTCACAGTATAGTAATGATATGGACATACCACGTCCAGTATTTCCAGTAGTTGTTTGTGATACAATTCTACTGCCGTTTTCAAATTCAATTGAGCCTTTGTTATATGATGTAACACCTGCACGTATGTGATCTTCACACGTTTCATATATGTAACGTATACGTGCCATAATCTCTTGAGCACCTGTGTATTTGTGTGCCGCAATTAGTATAGTTTGATCAGGTACAAACATTGCATACCATGCAAGGTATATTGCCGCACAAGTAGTTTTACCTGTTTGTCTAGGCATCATGTTTATATTAAAACGATAACTGTGATATGAATGCATCAAACGTGTTTGATACTCATAAGGATCAAACAACAACTTACCTTGTACAGGATGTTGTATAAAAGCAAACTTCTTGGCAAAGTACATATACCCTGTGTCAGGATCTGTACATGCTAACAAGTCAGCAATTTGTGCTTCGCTAAATGATTCTTTTTGATTGGCCTTTTTAGTAAGGACACCGTCTAAACTCTTGCTCATACTGTATTTACTCAAAAAAATAGGGCCCGGAAGCCCTATTGAATTTTGTGTATTTTAACTACAGCCGCAAGAGCTACAAGCCATTAACTTTGTTTTGCCTGGAGCGCCGCATTCTGGACAATCATGTTCTTCGCCTTCTTCATGATCGTGGTCGCCTGCTTCTTCTACATCGCCAGCCATTAACTCTTTAAGTCTAGCCGCTAATTTTTCTTTAATTTCGTCTTGTAACGCCATTGGATTGTCGCCACCCTGTGTTGCAGGATATGCCGCTTTAGACTTATGTAAATCATCGCCTGAATTAATTACATCGTCTATTGCACTGTATTTTTCATCTGGCTCGTTAGCATATGCTTCGTCTGCAACTGCTTCGTCATCCATTTCAATGTCATCATTACAACTACTTGCACCAACATGTTGCTTACCGCAATTATCACATGGCTCATCTTGCATGCCTGGTTTAAGATCATCCATGTCTTTTTCCATGTCTGGACCTTTAACTATATCACGTAGTCTTTCCATATCTCTACGCATTGGCATAATGTCAGCGTCAACTTCTTTTGCGCCTTCCATGCCTGCGTTTTTCATCATATCAATTAAATCTGCAACATGTTCTTTGCCGCTTGCATTCATTGATACATTCATTGTTACTGGGTTACCTTTGTCCATCTCAGGTGCTGTACTAGGCATAGGCATTGGTAAGCCTTCCTGTGCAACATCAATCGACTCTATTAACTTTTTCATATTCATTAGTTTGTCTCCGATACCGCCGCACTTGGATCGTGCTCACGTTCTGTTTTTACTTTTTCAAGTTCTTTCAATAATTCCATTACTCTGTTTTCACCAACTGAGTCTTGTGCGCTTTCGCCACCCATGTCTTCTGTTGTTAACTTTGCTTGATATACATTGTCCTCAGGCATTTCCTGATATTTCTCTTGCATCTCTAATGGATTTCTTACAATAATATGTGCTTGGTCTATGCTACAGCACTGTCCAATATACTCTTGTAAAACTTGTTGTGTGGAAGGATAGTTAAGTTCGACTTCAAAGTAAGTAACTTCCATGTTTTCCAACTGTGGAAAATCTAATGGACGCTCTGTAATAGGTGTCTTTTTACCTTTGCTCATACTAGCAACATCATACTTTTGTAAGCATGTTTTGATGCTTTCTTCGCAACCTTCAGGCAAAACACCTGCAATACCTATTTTAAATGCATAAGTCTTTTTAGACTCGTTTAGCAATTCTTGAAATCGTGTTTCCATATTATCCATCCTATATAAGTTATTTATCCTTATCGAGTCCTTTGAGCTTTTCTAAGAGGCTATTGCGATCTGTTACAACATAGCCTTCTCCAGTAATCATACCGTCTTCACTAATGCCACCGTCTTTATCTTGCTTTTCTTTTCTAAGTTGTAGTTCAACCATTTTTAACTTATTATTAAGTTTTGCTACTTTTGCATCTAGTCCTGTTTTAAGCAGTCCGCCTGCAACTTCAAATACTCTACCACTGTAACGGCTTTCTACATTCATACCAAGATTCATTAAATCGTCATATGCTTCAAGTGCTTTATCTGCTATTTCATTTAACTCACTATCTGCTTTATCACCTAAGCCTTTAACAGCTGGTAATGCGCTTGTAATTTTATCAAACTCTGCTATATCACGAAAGCTATCTTCATGAGCTACTTCGTGTTTTGTTTGTGCTTTTTCTTGTTTCTCTGCCTGTTGTATAATTTCTTTTGAATCAGGCATGTTGAGTAAATCTTCTAGTTTTTTGGTCATGTGTCCTATACCATTATATGCTACTATTATTTATCGTCTTTTACCGGTGTGGAATATATCTTTTTCTGTTATGACTCTAAAGAATATACCTTTTTGTTTACAGTATGCCCTTGCGGCTTCCCATTTTGCTTGGTTAACTACCCAAGAAGCCTGGTTATGTTTACTACGGCCTAGTTTTTCTTTTACTGCTTGATTCTCTGGCTTTACTTCTATTAGTTCTACACGTTGCTTTCCTTTACGGTCTGCGTATGCAATAAAGAAGTCCGGAACATATATTGTATGCTTTCCGGTTAATGGATTCTTATATGGAATTTTAATTGCTTCACTTGCCCATTTAGCAACACTTGGGTGTTCGTCGCAAAATCGCATAAACGTAAACTCCCAACTACTTCTATAAGTTGGTGTCTTTGTACCTATATACTTCTCAGGATTTTTGAGACTATATTTTCCCTGTGCAAATCTTCCCATGGCATTTTAGTATATGATGTTTCGCTTTTCAATTTTTTCGTAATTTGAAGTTACTTTAAATCCAAGTGTGCTTGTTTTTTCTCTACTGTAGTTTAGTACGTTAGCAATGATATCACTCATCTGTGTTGAGTTAATACCTTTTAGTGTATCAATAAGTTCAAACACATTTATGTCATCTACTTTTGCTTGATTTAAGATTGCTGTACCTACTGCAATAGCACTTGATTTTTCGAAACCTCTATTTTCAAAAAAGCCTATTACTGCGTCAACATCATTTGCCGGATAAGAAGTTTTTTCTGTTAAGTATTGATTGAAAAATTCTTTAACTTCTGCACCGCTATCTTGTGCTGGAACTGCTGGTAAATTGTTTGCCATATTATACGTTTCCTAATGGATTCTTTTGTGCGGCAATAGTACTACTGCCTGCTTGTGACTCTCTGTATTTAGTGACTATGGAGTTGGTAATGGATAACATCTTGGGATCTTCATTAGATAGTAATTGATCAACTTCTGTTTTAACTATTGTTTTTTCGTTTACAGTAAGGTTATCGTACGCTCCAAGTCCTGCGGCATTACCTATATTATACCCTGCTAGTGTACTTACTGCACCAATTGCAACAGCTCTTTCTGCAACTAAGTCTTTTAGTTCTGCATTATTGTCTAGTGCTGTTTGTAATTCTGCTGTATCTATTTGTTTGTTTTGCTTAACAGTTGTAATTGCTTTTGCTTCAGTTGTTTGTGTACCATTGCCACCGGATTTTGGAAAACTAGTATTAGCAAGTCCACTTACGTTAGTTCCTGTTGCTGTTCTAATAGTTTGTCCTGCAACTTGATATGCTTCGTTACGCAAACCTTCTTTAGTAAGTTTCTTAGCGTTTTTAACTGTACGTGCCGCTGTAAGTAATGTACCTAAGTCTGCTTTACCGCCTGCTAAATCTCCTAGCACACTAACACCGCCTGCTAGTACACCCGAGCTACCAAATAGGCTTCCGCCACTACCTGCGGCAATTGGACTAGGTGTTGAATCATAATGTTCTGTTGCAAACCCTTTAGGTGTTGATCCTTCTACAACAGCACCGTCTGCATAAAATACACTTTCGTATGCTACTGTCATTGTATTCTGCACAGGCTCAGCACTTGCTGAATTATCAAGTGTATCGTGTGACCATTTTTCAATAATTGGGTTTACTAATGTTAGCGTAAGATATTGATGTCTTGCTAACTGTGATATTTGTATACTTGTAAAAAACGGTTCGTATTGATTGTTATCTAAACCAAAGCGGTCACCGTTCTGTGTACTACCTTTGTACGTATTAAATCTATCATATGGTCTTGCACTTTGATTTGGTGCTCCTGCGCCATCTCTGCTACCATATGTACCGTCTCTAAACATATAGTTATAGTATGCTGTCCATAACTGTGTTGTTATGCTATTGTTATCATCGTGGAATACAATATTTACAGGTGAATAATCTATACGTGTTTGTACATTCTTTTTACGATTGTATTTGTTCTTAGTTTCAGTTGTTATATCATAACTAGGCATAGTTACACTTTTAACAAGCATATTAACTTCATTAGTATGTCTGCCAACCCAACCTGGTAATACTTTGTTTACTACGTTGTCATTTAAATTAAGTGTTACATGATATAGAAACTTTTGTTTGGGAGCTAAACGAAAGTTGTCGTCTGTGAATAAACGTGCCGCATGTGAATAGTCGGCCATGTCGCCCTTTGGACTAAGTGCGCCGTTTACTAAGTTATCTAAGAATCCATTGAATATGTTCGCCATACTAATATTTATCCAATGTTATTAACTGCGTATAAAATGAAAAAGGGGCAATGAAGCCCCTAATCCTAATTTGTTGTACTATTAAGTAACTTAGCTTGCGCCAGTTGTACTTGCTATAGCCGCTACTGATCTTCCAATAGCAGTACCTACTCCACCACCGCTTGCGCCTGATGTTTGGATAGCATTGTCGTACTTAACTGTTAATGCAACTGTTACTGGTTCGTTAGCACTGTATGCTAATGAATTGTAATTTGCACTTTCTAAGTAACAACCGTATAGTTCAAAAGTTTCTAATGTTTCTGGTGCGTAGTTACCGTTACCACCGTCTAGAATTTCAATTCTAGTTACAAACTTATAATCAATTCCGCTTGCCGCACTTGACTGTTCCATAAAATCGAACTGTCTTTGTAGTTGTTCACCAACTAGTTTTTGTACAGCACCAGTAGCATCGTCTCTTAAAGTAAGTGTAATAGCTTCCCAGGTATGTTTACCTGCAAGATAAACTCTTGAGTTGTATACGTCAACAGTCATTGTCTCGAAGCTTACGTTTGGTCTAGTAACATCCTGAACCTGTTTTGTTAGTTCAGTAACTTCGCCTGCACTTACACCAAAGTTTTCCAGTGACACTCTAAAGCGATACTGGAGTTTTGGCATAAGTAACCCTTGGGTAGAGTTACTTGCATCCGAAGCTAATGGAACTGTGATTTTTGATAATGATGAAATAGCCATTTACTTTGCTCCTAATTTGTTATATATATTTATCATCTTTACAAGCCTGCTATCTCACCAGTATTTTTCAAACGTAGTGGAATGTAAACAAACTCTACTGCTTTGACTGGTTCTATCGCTATATCTAAGTAAAGCTCGTTACGATCAATTCTAGCTGGAGTGTTGTTGCTTTCGTCACATACAACTAAGAAGTCATATAATGCTCTTGCACCAACTAACTCTAAACATAAGCTCTCTGCGGCCTGTTTGATCTGATCACGTGTGATCTTATCATTTGGTTCAAAGATATATGGTTTAGCTAATTTGTTTAACTGTCCACGTAAGTAAATTACCAAACGTGCTACGTTAATTCTATCTAATGAGCTTGCACCTCTTGCACGAGTCTTTTGACCATATGCAACTAAGCCTGCGCCGTTAATGAATGTAATTGGGTTAACGCTTACTGCATAAAGTGTATCACGTTGTCCTTCGTTTAATGCTATTGAATTAAATTCGCCTTCGTTATCAATAAACCCTGTTGCTGTAGCATTTGTAATGCCGCCACGTCTTGTACCTGCTGGTGCAAACCATGGATAGCTAACTTGGTCACTTAGCGCAATAGTTCTTAGCATCATGTGACTTGGTGGAACAACTACATTGTTACCTGCGTTGTCGCTTGTAAAGCCCCATGGATAAAATACACCTAAGTATTCATCTCTGCTTACAAGTCCGTCATCGTTATCTTCAACTGCTAATGCAACGTTCTGACCCCATTCATTTAATGAAGTAGCGTCTGATGTTAATCTTGCTGGTGAATCACCTACGATGAATGCACTTAATCCTCTATCAAAGTTTAGTGAAACCATTTCACCAATTAGCTCTGGATAACCTGGAGTTGCCATCAAGTTAAAGATTCTTGATTCGTCATCTCTAATGTCATCGTTACTATTCATTGTAGCCTGTAACTGTTGTACAACAACTTTACGCTGTGCTTTACGTCCAAAGCTACCTGAACCATCTTCTTGGTTAGCTGACTCTGTTTGCCATCTGTGTGGATAGTAACTTGCCATTGATGCATCACCTGCTCTTGCGTTATCAGCAGTAACATCAATTGCGTTACGTACAAATTTCTTAACGTTAAAGCCGCTTCTGCGTGTGTTCCAAAGTAGCATACCACGTGGGTAAAGTGCTGGATCTGGAGCATCTGGGTCTAAGTAGTCACTTGTTAATAAGTCTGTAATAGTACCTGTTGGAGCAACTGTTGTTGTTCCGCCTGTTGTACCATAACGTGCATCTGCAAACAATACACCATCTTCAGTAGTTTGATCTGATTTGTCAACTAACTGCCATTCTTGAGCACCATTGTTCCAACGGTAAATTGTTGGATAGTTTTCTAAGTCTGATGTGTCAACCCAAAGATCCTGATCTGCTGGAGTACTTGGTTGTGTTGCTGATACTGTTGTACCGTTACTTGAACCGTATAATGTTTTATAACCAACCCATGTTGTACCATTGTGTACCATCATGTCAACTTCGTCAATAACACTGCTGTACCATAATGTACCATCTGCTGTTGTGCTTGTTGGTGCGTTAGCTGATGCTACGTACACTTGTGAAGCACTTGATGTTACTGGCATCCAGTTTGAAGCAACTAGTTCATTAGTTGAATCACCTGTTGGAGCGTCATATACGTTAGTTGCCGCGTTAGTTAAACCTACTAATGTAAGTGGGCTTGTACCTGAACCATTGTCAAGTCTAAAGTCGCCACCTAATTTGTGTTCAATTACAACTTTGTTAGTTGAATCTACTGAAGCAACAATATTAGTAAAGCCTGCGCTGTTAATACCGTCTGCCATTTCGTCGGCGTCAGTACTTGCACCTGTTGCAGTAAATGCTACTTCTCTTGCTGTTGCTAATGCCGCACTACCTACAACACTTTCTGCTATTTTAAATGTATATGCAACTGCTGAAAGTTGAGTTGCTATTTCTGCAGTTTTAATTGTAGTTGCACCTGCCGCCGCTCTTTTAAATAATACAAAATCACCTAATTTGCTTGATGCTTCTGTAAAGTTAGATTGTACGTACAATGCGTCTTTTGCTAAGTTAGCGCCGCCGCCTGCTTTATCTAATGCATATAATGCACTTTGATTTGAAGCGTATATTGGTGCGTCTACTAAGTCCCAAAGTGCTGTGTCTGCATTGTAAGATTTTACTCTCCATCTTGCACCACTGTTTGGTTCTGTAGTTTTTAGCCATACACTTCCACTTGGACGAGCAACTTGACCTGAGCCTGTTGACTTCCATTGTGGAACACTTGTATGTGGATCAATTGCTAATGCTGGAATATCAAAGTTTCCAACTGTAAAGCCTAATTTCTCTGCAAGTCCTGGAGAACCAGCACCTTCTGCAAGAGTAATTTGTGTGTCTACTGAACCATCATTGTAAATTACTAATTGACTGTTAAGGTTTGCTACACTAACACCTGTACCTGAAAGTACTGTGTTACTGTTTGAAACTATATCATCTAATGAAGTAGCTGATCCACCGCTGGTCGCCGCTGTTAGTGTATAGTTAGAACCACCTATATCAAGTACTAAAGTATCGGAATCTAATAATGTTGTACCGCCTGTTACAACAACTGATCCAGTTGCACTTGGTGTAGTTCCTGTCCATGTAGATGAACCAACTTGTACCCAGTTACCTGAAGTGTTTTTGTACCATACTCTGTAAATTGTTGATAAGCCAGCAGTTATAGCATAGTCGCCTATTGCGCCTACTGAACCTTTTGGTGTATATGGAGTTGAGCCGCTTGTTTTTGTTGCGTCTGTTATTACAATAGGAGTTTTAACTGCAAAGCTCTGTCCGCCTGTTGTCGATGCTGCCGCACCATTCCATTCAAAAATACCAAATGCTGTTGATGCAGTATCTGTCCAAAGTGCGCCATCTGCTGGTGCACCGCTTGGGGCATCTGCTGTTGCTTGTAAAGCGCCTAAGTCAACATCTGCTCTTACAATAAATGCTCTGTTGCTTACACCTAATAATGAGTAAGCCGCTTGCAAACCATATTCGTTAAGTTCGCCTGCATGTATTGGATTGTTATTTGTATCAGTATAAAATACTGGGTCTCCAAATGTCTCTGTAAGGTCACGCTGTGATGTTAGTAAGTAAGGCTTACCTGCGTTTGCTTTCAGTGATCCTGGAGCAATACCCGTACCAGCGCCATTTGTTTTATTTGCGGCGGTGGCAACGAATATCATTGGTACTGTACCTGGTTCAGCGGGTGTGTAAAAACTTTCGTCTACTACGCTAACCTGTACTCCTGGTGATGTTAGTGCCATTATATTTCTCCTATTAATAATGAATGAGTCTTTGTTATAGTTATTTAGCAGTTTAAGAATAATTCACCTGTAATATACCCTAAAAAAAGGTACCGAAAAGGTGAGGTAAATACAGTATGAGACCTTTATGCAAATGCGGACAGCGTCCTGCGGCTATAAACTATAAAAAAGATGATAGAACTTACTATAGATCATTGTGTGAGCGTTGCTTACGTAATGGAGCAGGCCACGGAATACCTAAGTGGAAACAAAGAGGTTATGAAAAAAAGAGTAGTTGTGAGAAGTGTAATTATAAATCTAAACACTCAGAACAATTTAATGTGTTTCATATAGACGGAAATTTAGAAAACTGCCGTCCACAAAACTTAAAAACAATATGTGCTAACTGTCAGAGAATTCTGCAAAAAGAGGGAGTTGTGTGGAAGCAGGGTGACTTAGTCCCCGATTTTTAAATATTGTTTTAATAAGCACATCAACATTTTTTTGTAGCCTATCTAGTGTGCCATTATTATCAATAGTGTAGTCACACATCCATTGTTCAATACTCATAGACTTATAATTTTCTAAAGGCAAATGATCTGTTCTATCTACCCAAATAGCGTGGTCAAATATTTGTTCATTTTGCATTGCAAAGAATTCACGCTTGTTACGTAGTCCACAGTAGATATCATGTTGATCAAATAAGTTACGCCCTAAACGAGCCAAGTCTTTGCTACAATAGTTGTGTATCATATCATACCATTCAGTACGATGGTTATGCCTATCTGCATAGCACTCTTCTTCGTCAGCGTATCCGTACTGATCTTTCAAATCATTATAGATAAAAAGTTCTGAACAAAATTTACTTGATGATTGAAATGTATATCCGTATGCTTCTAACATTTCACATACAGTATCTTTGCCGTGACGACCATGCCCAACAACTAGTAATTTAGGTAACACTAATATAAACTCCTTTAAGTATCTTTAAAGTATATACTCTATATTAGTGCTTGTCAACCTTAATCGTAACCTAAATTGGCAACTGACTTCATTTCTTCTGATAATATTTCAGCTTCACGAGCTTTATATGCGGCTTCAAAACCTGTAGCGCCGTATTGTGCTCTTTCGTTATTGCCCCAAAGTCTTTTAAAATATGAATCGTAGGTTCTTTCAACTTCTTGATCGCTCCAGGATCTATCAATAAGTTTTCCTTTAATTAACCAGTTAAGACGGTTAGCCTCTTTACGTACAAATGGTGAACACATGACTTCTCCTTGTTACATACTGTATTTACAAGGAACCAAAATCGTTAGCGTTAACTTGGGGGGTTTTTAGCCTATTG